TTTTGCCATTCATTAATTTGAGCGTCTAACTTAGACATTGTTTTTGTATTAGTCTTAGGTTTATCCCATTTCTTTTGATTAGTTGCCCAAGTATTTAATCTGAGCTTTGTACTCCAAGTTTTGTTTAATTCATATTTCATTTTTGTATTAGACTTATTAGGTTCTGTCCAATAGTCAATGAATCCATTTAAAATACTTTCATCGTAATTAAAAGACAAAACCTCTGAAACAAATTCATCACGCCTATTAGATATAGTATTATTAGTTATTCTTATTTCTTTATTCTTATTAATAGTCCTTAAGTTTGTTTCTGACAAGTCCTTAAGTTTATTAACCTCTAGTTGTTCAGTTTCTTCACAACTTAAGATTCTCAATAAGTTAGCTTCATTAATCTTGAAGTATTGCTTGGCAGGTATTCCTTTACGCTTAGTTTCTATTATTTGGTACTTTTTAAGCGTTTTAAGACACTTTCTTTGCTGATATGAAGTTAGTGTAGTATCTCGCTCTATATTAGCTTCAGTATTAAAAAACCAACCATCAGTCATTCCATTGGCTATAAAGTATTCTTCTTTGCTAATTAGGTCAGCAAGCAGAATTGCACCCTTCAACCCTACCTGCTTCGCTAATTGCTTGTTTACTATTAAGAATGCTGAACTGCTTAATAAGTGCTTCATAATATTTTTGATGAATAGTTATAATTTGACATTGCAATTTTAATATTTTCTAATTGATTAGAGAAGTCAAAGTAAGAAGTTTTTATTATACACAAAGCTTGTCCACTTGTTACCTGTAGCAATACTTGCGGTTTGCTTTCCTTAACCCCATTCTTCAACAGGTGGCTCTTAAGGAAGTCTGAGTCTAAGAAAGTCTTCTTTGCTTCGCTAACATCTTTATAAGCGGTGTAAACTTTATTGAATACATTTCTATATTTTCCCCAAGTTGCGTAATTACTCTTATGCATTTTTTCGTAGTGGTAAATCAAAGACCTATCTCTATTGATAACTTTAGCTATCACAGTCTGATGTATATTTTCTTCTTTTCTTGCAATAACACTAGCAACAGTTCTAGCTACCTGTATATCTTGTTTCCTTGTCTTTTCACCTAACGAGCCTTTAGGCAACCCCAATACATTTGTAGTGAGGTCGCAAAGGACTTTAAAATTATCTTCAGTAGTCATCTTAGAAAGGTAAATCTTCTTCTGAACCTGCTACTGCTTTAGGTTGTTCGTTACTTTTCTTGGAAAAGAAGTAGCCGTCTATATTATGAAAGTATCTTCCGTTATATTCTCTTGAATAAACATTACAAAGAACTGATACATCCATTCCTATTTCTAGCTTGTTCATTGAATCAATCTTATCCCCGAAGGCACTAATACAGACTTCATTTTTAAATTCTCCACCTGTATCAATTACGATAGATTGTTTCTTCCACTCTTTTCCTGATGATTTGCTAACTCCTGATTCAGCAGCTAACTTTTTTACTAATTTTCCTGTTACTTCCATTTTTATTGTGCCTGTTTTTGCAGGTCTTTATTAATTATTGTTTAATTCGTGTATTTGTTATCATTTCAGAAAGTTTTTCTGATTGCTTATTTGTCATTTTGTAGTTATTCATCTTTTCATAGACTATATTACCTTTCCCTATATTGATTGCTTCTAACATTGAATTGTAAATATCTGTAGTCATTGTAAGTTTAGATTTAGCAATAGGTTCATTTACTTTATTACTATCAGCGTCTTTAGTATCATCTAATAAAAATAAATTACCTAAAGCATACTTCTTAGCGTAAGAACTACTACTACCAAAACTCTGTGCAATATCCATTCCTTTTCGTTCAGGATTAATACCTGCTTGAGCTTCTACTGATATATTAGTTTCTCCATCTGAAATTGATACTTTAGAGTTTAAAACTAAATACCCTGCAATCTCCTTTGTAGTTTCTGTAATAGTTAAATAGCAATTGTACTTCTTTAGTAATGGTTTAACAGCTTCTAAAATGTCTTCAGCACTTCTGTAATTATACTTACCAAAACTGTTAAATTGTTTCTTAGGAGCTTTTAATTCGCTTTGTATAGCTATTAAATAATCCTGCTTTTCTTCTGTTTTCATATATTTCTACCTATGTTAGTGGCTAGGATTTTTGCCTGTTTATAATTTTGTTAAAAATACTAAATTAAATTGATTATCAAAGGTGTATTGTTATTTTCTTTGTAAAGCTTTAACCATTCAGGTTTCATATCTACCTCCCATTCTCCTGAAGTTTGCCAAGCGTATTTCTTAAGCATTTCCTTAAACTTATTGTAGTTCTGTAACCTTGTTGCTACAACTACAACTGAACGGCTGTTAAATTGTAAGTCGTTATTTTTAAAGCCACCTACCTTATTTACTTGTGCAGGAATGAAGTTAGGTTTTAACAACCATTCTTCAGCTATTACTTCAGTATTGTCTATTGGCCTTCCTGTAATAAAAGATATTTTAGGTTCGCTGTAATCAACATAAGTTGAGTATTCTAAATAGTTTGCGTCTTTTATTGTCATCTTAAAATTTGTTATTAAAGTCAAGTGAATTGTAATAAGTATCTTTTACTTTTACATATAAATCTCTAACAAATTGAAAAGACAATAGATTAAGCCCTTGCTCAGTTAAAGCCGTATTGTTAGGCAATAACTCAGGTTTATTAGTTTGTACGTCTAACAAGCTTAAAATAGCTTCCTGCTTAGTGTTTGCGTCTTTTAATTTGAATTTCATTATCTTAGTCCTAAAAAAAGTTCTAAAAGCGTAATAGACGCAAGTAGTACATATAAGCAGCTGTATAGCGCTGCCATTCCGAATAGTATTTCTAATATCTTTTTCATATTGTTTATATTGTGGGGGTTTTTACACCCCCTGATTAATTTATTGTTGTATGTTACCTCCGTTGCTTTCTATAATTTTCCTCAGTATTGTCGTGCAATGCAAAACATATTTAACAGAGTATTTTGGTAAGCCATTACTTTTTTCCAACATCAGCTCCTCTAAACTATCTCTTAGAGAATTTAGAGTTTCTACTTCTTGTTTTGTTAATTTTTCCATTTTTTTTATTTATTTAATTAATTTAATTTTGATGGGTCAAAGATAAAACCTTTTTTTGAATTAACAAAGTTTTTAACTAAGTTTTTAACAGAATAGTTTAAAAATAGTTATTCCTTATCTAGTAAATGATACTAAAATAAATTTAAAAAAAGATTGAAAAAGGGGTTAAAAGGGTTTAAAAATAGTGAACGAGTCTTGCTATTTGCCCTGATTCTTTGGAATGTATGAAGCCTTCTACTGCTTTTTGTACGCCACAAAAACCTTTTCTATTGTGCCAACTATCAGTTCCTGAAGGACTACGCATATACTCAACTGTTACACCTATAAAGTCTTTGCCGTCTAACCATCTATGCTTAACTTTATGATGTAAGTGATGTAAATACCAATACCTGTATTTAGTTTCCGCCCATTCTTGCGGTTTTTCGTTTGCCATTAACATTGGGAGCTTATCCATTTTAGCACCATCACCGTGTTCAAGTCCTATTAGATTAGAACCATACTTATAATACTTCCTATGCGCTACAGATATATCAAAAGTAACATCTTTAGTATTTCTGAACCAAGACTTTAAAGAGTGTGCTAAATGAAATCCGCTTTGATAATCGTGATTAGACATTGAATGTACTACATCAACAGGAGCAACTTGTCTTAGTATCTCAACACATTTAACATATAGTTTTAAAGCTACTTCAAAGTGTTGCCACCATTTACCGTCAGCGTCTTGTGGTGTTCCTGCTGTAGTTGTATTATATACATTGTCAATATGTAGTACGTCATTACCTACACAAAATAATACTCTATCTATACTAAACCCCTTAGCTTTACTAATAAGTCCTGTAACGCCTTCTAATACTCTATTGTAAGCTATCTCAGTATTATAGTCATCACCTGTTTCTAAAGCTACTGCAAGTTTTCCTATATGTATATCAGCAGGGTTTATTACTAACAAGTGTTCACCCTTTACTCTTTTAATTTTTGGATATTTAGGGGAGTAGTTTTCAATTAGATTTTGAATATCTTCAAGTAAATCTAGCTTATCAGTTCCGTATTGTTCTTTTGTAACTATTGAAAAGCGTAATTCACCTGACATATTTTGCCAATGCTTAACGCTTACAATATCTTTTTTATCTATACCTCTATCTTTAAGGTGTAAATCTAAAGCAGTATTGCCGTTAATATTGGACAAGTCTTTCCCCCTAGATTCATTGATTAACTCAACTTCTTCAGGGGAAAGTCTTAGTCTTTTTCCTTGTTTAGACAAACTATTTCTTAGCTACGTCAGCGATTCCCTGCCCTACAATAAGAACTAAGATTGCGTGATACAACTCTGTAGCTGTTGCTTCATCAACTCCTAAGAATGTTACAATAGCAGGAACTACTACTGAACCGATTGCGTACCAAAACTTCTTTGACCTTAACATCTGTCCGATAAGATACTTCTCTAAAAACTTTTTCATAACTATTTATTTTTGATTATTAAATTAATGTTTTCGCCGCCTAAATTAAGTATTTCTTTGATAACTAAGTCCATAGCCAAACGAGAGTTATTAACAGCGTCTTGTTCACGACCATTCCCGACTAGTATGCAGCCTTGGGTTTGAGATGGATAATTTCCGATATGCACGAGAATCCAATCCCTATTAGGTACATCTTGAACTAATAAGTGTAAGTAATCCCTAGTAGCTGATTCTCTTGGTAGTCTTAACCTAACTTTGTACCTCCCTTCAGGAATACAGGATATATTTCTTTCGTTATT